CAGGGCTTACATTAGAAACAGCTGGCCATTAAATACCTTCTTGTTTAGCACAGTGCCGTATGCGAACGAAACGTTACGCATGGATGTGAAGCAACCATTAAATGAAGTTCTGCCCACATTGGCGCTCACGGAAGACATAAACATGCCTCCCGGCTACAAGCAGGCGCTTATTTACAACCTTGCTATTATCCTCAGTGAGGAATGGGGTCAATCACCAACTCAAACGATGGTTTCTTTAGCAGCAAGCAATAAGAAGCGCATTAAACGAGCTAATTACCAGCCTGTCACTCTCCGGGTTGATGCCGCAATCAGAAACCGAAGACGTAACGTAGGAACATACATCATTGAAAGCGGGCCCGGACTTTGAATAGACAAATACAAATACCGCTGGTATCAACTGAATCAGAAGAAAGTATTGCTGGTATTGAGTCGCTTACCAATATTTATCCGGTAAAGACTGGCGGTGGCAAGTATCCATTTAGTTTAATCGGCACGCCTGGCCTTGCACCATTTATAACGCTCCCTGATTCCCCCGTTAAAGCATTGCACTTATGGGACGCAAGGGCCTTTGCTGTAACAGAAAATAAGCTATATGAAATATTCAGCGATGGATCATTTGCAGATCGTGGTGATCTGGTAGCTCTTGGTCATGTTGTGACGGCAAACAACACGCACCAGCTTGTTATTGTTGATGGCGCCAGCGGATATGTTTATGACGACAACGAAAAAACAGTTACCCGGTTATCTGGTGATGGTTGGTATCCAGCCCGGGGAGTTACGCAACAAGACGGGTATTTTGTTTTTGACCGAAAAGGCACAGGTCAATTTTTCATATCCGATCTTTTATCCACTGTCTTTGACCCGCTGAACTTCTCAACCGCTGAGGGACAGCCGGACAATCTAGTGATGCCAATCAGTGACCACAGAGAAGTAATCCTGTTTGGCACAAAAACAACTGAAATCTGGTACAACTCAGGCAATGCAGATTTTCCTTTTGAGCGTAACCAAGGTGCATTCATTGAGAGAGGGTGCGCGGCTCCGTACTCAGTCACGAAGCTAAACAATAGCGTGTTCTTTATCGGAGATGACTTACGGGTACACATGCTGGCTGGTTATGTTCCACAGGCAATAAGCAATAAGGCCGTTGAAAGGTCGCTGTCTGGTGTTGATGTATCAGACGCATTCGCTTATACCATGCACGATGAGGGCAATCTATTTTATGTTTTGACTATCCCTCAAGCCAATATAACTTGGCGATATGACATGACTTCTGGTTCATGGCATAAGTTGGAAGATTATAACTTTGGCAGGCATAGGGCGGTATCATCAATATTCTTTGACAACAAAACAATTGCGGCAGACTTCCAAAGCGGTAATATTTACATAATGACTCGTGACTACATGCGCGATGGCCAAAGTCATATCGTTAGAGAGTTCACATTACCAACTATAAATAATGGAAGGGATTTTGTTTCTGTCTACGGGTTTGAGTTGGATATAACGTCAGGCCAAGGTTTAAACGATGGGCAAGGTAAAGACCCTTTGGCATGGATGAGATTCAGCAAAGACGGCGGTAAAACGTGGTCGAACTGGAGAGAAGCAAGATTGGGTAAGATTGGAGAATATTCAAACCGTGTTAGGTGGAATAGGCTTGGCGTAGCAAGACAGATGACAATACAAGTCAGAATATCAGACCCTATCAAGTTAGATATTGGCGGGGCCTATATCAATGTCTGAAAACCTCATATCGAGGCCACCATTAACTATCCCGCTTAATGACGCTGCGGGCAATTTAAATAAGGCGTGGGCTATATGGTTTAGGGATGTTTATGCAAGGATAGGCTATCAGGGCGGTAATATACTTAATGATACGACTGAGTCAATTGACGACACGATAGACACGCTAGAAGAAGTCATTATTCAGGTTGATATAAATACGCTTGATATTGACGACAATTCAAAAGCTATTGAAGAAGGGAGTAGTAGCGGCCTTGTTCAAGCCCAAATTAACCATAGGGTTTACGGTGACTCACAGCCAGACACATATAAAACTAGCGGCGTGTCGTACGCTATCGGTGATGGTGTTTATTATCCCGAAACTGGAGACCAAGAATATTACTCTGCACGGGAAGCGATAACAGATCCAGCTGGCACGTTTGACCCGCTTAAGTGGCAAAAAAAGAACGTAAAGAACAGTTTATCATTAAGTGAAGCAATCCTTAGTTTGCCCACAAAAGCCTTTCACGTTGAATTTGCTGGCAGGGCCACAGATGGAGTTGCAACGCTGGCGCATAGTTCTAACATCGTCTCAATAACAAGAGCTGGCGCAGGAATTTACAACGGTGTTATTTCTCAGCAAACATTTTACGGCGAAGACGTTTTGACAAGCGCGAACATATTTTCAAACTCAGTTATTGCGCCATCGGTGAATAGTGATTTGTTCCATGTTGAAGCATGGGTTACTGGAGCTACAACATTCACGGTAAGGGTTTACGAAATAACGGTAGTTGGTGGGCCGGTAAGAACGGCATACGATCCGGTCGGTGTGGATTTTGTATCATTGACCGCATTAACGGATGTTAGTAGTGGTGTATTGCCGCCAGCTTGATTGGGTTCAGTCGTTTTAATGGTATTATAGAGCCAAGCTATATTTATGATTAACAACAAAATTAAAGGGTGTGAAAAATGAGCGGTGCAGCAGGAGTATTTACAGCAGCCGTTAGCATGATGTCTGAGCAATCACGTTATAGCTCTTCAAAGCGGGCATCAAAAAGAAATCAGCGAATGCAAAGAGCAGACGCAAGGGCACGAATGGCCTTTGAAGCTGAGGCAGCGGCACAGCAACGGGAAGACTTTGCACCTTGGCGCGATGTTGGTTATGCAGCATTGATGCAGATCAAGGACGGAATTAGCAACGGTACTTTTGAAGTGGGCGACATTGACCTATCAAAAGACCCCGGCTACCAATTCAGAATGGAGCAGGGCCAAAAAGCACTTGATGCTTCCGCTTCTGCCAGAGGGAACCTTCTAAGTGGCGCTCAGCAAAAAGCATTGACTCGATATGGCCAGGGATTTGGAGCGCAAGAATACCAAGCAGCTCATGACAGGGAAGCAAACAAGCTAGCGCGAAGATACAACATTCTTTCCGCTCAAAGTGGATTAGGTCAAGCCAGCGCAGCATACCAAGCCGGAGCCTCGGCACAGTTAGGTACAAGATCAAGCAACATCATTGGCGACCGAACAGCCCAGCAAGGCAGAATGAACACCGCCATAGGTGCGGCAGCAGGGCGAAGAAACGCAGGCGTCAGTCAAGCATTTAATCAGGGCGTTCAAAATTGGGTCACTTGGCAGGATACACAAGATGTTAAATATATCCCTGACCCAGTAGACGTAACTGACGAGATATACAACTCTGATATGGGTAACGATTACGATCATTCATTTGATGCAGCCTTATAAGCAATAGCAAAAGAACAAGGGAGTAAATCATGCCAGCAACACAATATGGGTTTAGTCTTGGCGAGGCACTAAGAGACTCGGAAGCAATCAAGACATCAAGGCAGCGCCGAGAAATAAATAGGCTAAACATGGCTGCAACAAAGGAAGATAGAGAGCTTGCAGCAGCAGGACGTGAAGCCGGGAAGAATCGAAACATGGCTATTTCAAAGGCAAAGCGGAATGTAATTGATAATGGCGATGAACGGGCATGGATGGAGCTAAGTGCAATCGACCCAGAAGGCGCAGCAAGTATGCGTAAGCTATGGGGTGGAATGGATGATAGGCAGAAAGAAGAATTTAAAGCCCTCAACGAGAGCACTGCTAATAAGCTGGTGACGGTTGTTAATGCCTCTCCTGAAAAACAAGCAGCTTTATACCGGTATGTTTACAGCGCTTTGCCGGGAGATATGCAAAAAGAACTGGGCGAAACTTACAATCAAGACAAAATAAAGGTTGCTATTGGTGGATTGGCGGCAGTGGACAAAGCAATCGGGCCTCCAACCACGCAACAACAAGGCGGCAGTGATGTTACTTATACGCCAACTGGCGTTAGGGAATCATCAGTTAAAACAGCGGTAAAGCCATCGGCAGGCAAAGCAGGAAGTAATGCGGCCGAACGTAATTCTTTATTGAAAGAAGAAAACCAAATGAGAAGCCATGTTGCATCTTTATTTGGCGGTAGTGTTAGTCGTGACCCAATGACAGGTGAAATGACATTTGTTGAAATGAATCCAGACATCGCGCCAAAAGTACAGGCAATATATGCAGAGGCATTGAGGATGTGGCGCAACAATGAAGTGATAGACAGGGGAGAGGCTATATCAAAGGCGGCAGCAAAGCTTGGTCTTGATGTTCCAAGAACACCAGAATCTATCAGCAATGCGCCGGCACCAGGAACACAGGGAGCAGGTGGGGCAGATCCAATGAGTCTCGGCAGCTATTCACAGCCTCAAAGGG